TTCCGATCTCATATGCACCGTTTAATTTCATGCTATCATTAGTAGATTGAATCTATTCAATCAACAAATTTAACGAGATGTAGAAATGAAAAAAATAAAAACACGGATGGAAGTAATGGAGAAAATCATCAGCGAAAGGCAGCCCATTACGCTTGGTTACATCAGGCAGCGAGCAAATTCTTATAAAGAATGGCGCGGCTCAAAAAAAGATGAGATGTATGGATTCATCAAGCAGCACTTCAGCGTTGACGAAAAGAATCAAGCCACATTAAAAAATTACATTGACAGCGCAGTTAATGATTAATATTTTTAATGTATCGGTGGCGCATCATCATCAATATGCACCCATGTTAGCGTTAGCTACCCCACATGTCTAAGTTGTCACCCTGATATGACAATCAGCGCATGGGATTAGTGCAGAATGGTGCAGGCAGGGTTCGATACTTACCCATAAAACGGCTGGCTGCCGTGCCGTCAAAGCCTGACACTCCGGAAGAGACGGAGATTATAATGAAAAAATGATTTATAATTTATGATTAAAATTATTTTTTCATTGTGGTGAATCCAGCTAGCGCATGGGGTAAGCGTTGAAATTTATTTTGCGGGTTTTTATCAGTTGCCGTTTTGTGTGTCAACGCCACAAGACTCTGGGAGGCACCCAGCACCACATTCAAACAACCTAAACAAGGTTAAATCATGGAATTCAATTACATAAAAGGCAATAAAGAAGATTTTTATGATGCGCCGATTTGGGCAACATTAAAAACAGCATGCAATGATAATGAAGAATATCAGTTTTTCATTGAAAAAAATGAAATTGGATTTAAATTCTGCATGCATACAAAGTATGGCAATGGCGAAACGGGGACGATTAATAGTCTTCCAGAGGATGTTCACATCATTGCTTATAGAGAGCTGATTGATGATGAAAAATTTGGATATGATTTGGATATTGAAAAATTATAATCATTTGATGAATGATATGCGCGATCCAGAATTGGAGAATAAATTAGAAAATCCCCTTAAATTTCAAATTGAAGCGCGATCCAATAATTCAATTATTGTTCATAGTTTTGATATTAGCGTTGTTATAGATATTGCCAAAGTATTTAAATAATACATCAACCAAAGTTATGATGAAGAAGGTCGCTTAGGCGGCCTTTTTTATTCTGTGCTCCGTAAAGCCCCAGCCTTTAGGGTGGGGAGGATATCAATTTTTCATGCTAGCAGATAAAGCATCAAAAGACCTTTCGCATGTTAATCCCCGCTCGATGGCCTCGTCAGCAATCTCTGCCAGCGCTCCCGCTCTCTTATCAGCGCTGATGAGCAACTTGGAGAGCATATCAAGCTTCTCGCTTTCTGACGTGCTTGCTCCTGTAGCGCCGGAACTTTTGCGGCGACGATTGTACTCACCAAGGGTTTTGCGCAGCCCGTCAGAAGTAGCGTTGGCAGCAGCAGCATCAGTGCGAGCTTGATTGATACGTTTTTCTGCATCTTTAGTTACCTCGTCAATCTTGCTTTGTTGTTGATTAAGTAAATCCAGAGAATTAACCCGCACCACTTCCATGGCTGCATCATATCCTTCAGTATAATACATGGCTTTAATGTGCTTGATATATGACATAATTGACAAAACCATTATCAACGACGTTATCATTGCTATAACATACTTATTCATCAATGCCCCAACACATAAGTTCAGCTTCCTGCTCCCGCCGTATTGGTTGGCCACCGCAATTATTTTCCTTGATGCGACAATCTTTACCCTGATCAAATATCCATTTTTTTATTTCATTGCATGCTGCTGGGATGTTATTCTCATTTAATCTTTTCCAGAATGTTGATTTTTTACATTTTGTAATTCCAATATTCCAATAACAAAATGATGCCACCGCCGCCTTTTGCGGGTCAGTTAATTCAACCTCAACATTATCATCAACCCATTTTAAAGCCCTGGCTTCTTCAACTTTATTTAACTCATCGCATTGTTCTGCTGATAATGTCATGCCTTTAGTGACTGGCTTCCCATCAATTCTTGTCATCCCTTTACAGATAGTCCAAAGACCAGCGCCGTCCTGATATGCAGTTAACTTGTTGCTCTCTTTTTCGCTTAAAAATTGTGAAGTAATTGCTCCGGCTCCTGCCATCGATACGATTAAAGCTATAACTTTTTTGCTTAGTTTAGATGCCATAATCTTATTCTCTCCTTGATGTGAATTTAATCTTTTATTAAATATTTTTTATTCCAGTTTTCTTTTTCTTTTTGCAGCAAATCATTAGCACTTTTTGTTATTTCAGCCTTACCATTAATCAAAATAACTTCTATTTGTGAGCACAGGCACTTGCGTCTATTCCCATCTCTTGAGTAAAAGTCTCGTACATTATCAATATCATAAAACAAATTATGCCTTGCGGCATGAGATACCCTAGTGGTGGGAATTAATGCACTAATCCACAACAATGATGTATTCAGTCCCAGTTCTTTTTGTGTTTCTTCTGCTTCATCCCATCGAGCCTGCCGCAGCGCACCGGTAATTTCAGTCTGCGCGATATTTTCAGCGTGAGAGCGACTAATAGCAAGACGCTCTGATAACAAAGTAATTACTGTTTTTGGATTTCTTCCCGCCGCAACGGCTTCAGAAATGATTTTAGCCAAGTCATTGCGAGACCAGTCACTAAGCCCTTTCCAATTGCTATATGAATTTGCATAAGCAATACCAACTCTCCGACGATAACTCTCACTCAAAAGTATATATGTTAGAGTTCTATCCTTTGCGTATGTAGCTGACATGGAAGAAAGATTACTCTGCGCCAGTCCAGTTCCGGATAAATAAGCATCTTCGACAATCTTCCCGCTCCATAGCACATTTAACTCATGACCATCTAAAAGCCATTCATCAAGTATTTCCATCAGCCTGACATTAATCAATGCCAATCTTGAAGCATCGACATCATAAAAGTAATCATTTGGATTTGTTGATTTTGTTACTGTTCGCTCTACAATCTTTTCTGCATTGACATCAATTTTAGATACGGGAATCTCATTAAATAGCGAGATTACATCTTTTTCTATACCAGCATATTTTTTTTTAATAAGACCAAATGACTTTTTAATTAACTTCGCAGCCATTACTGGGTCGGTTCTTGAACGCGGCAGCTTTGGCGATGAAATCCTTGCGCTTATTGAGGTTATATTCATTCTTCTGCCTTTGTTTCTTGTCTCTTATCAGAAGGATGGTCATGTTCATGCGCATTTTCAGGCAGCTCATCTTCACCAATGGGTTCAAAACCGGCAACCTGCCGCATCTCGTCGATTGTTAGCGCCGGCGTTAAATTCGATTCAAATGCTGATTTATTAGCTGAAGCTAATTTTGCAAAAGTATCAGCTTTCTGCGCTAGACCAGGCTCAAGCAGCGAGTCCCACCTAATCAAATAATCCTCTTTCGTCTCAAAAATCCCATACTTGGCAAACATATCTACAAATGACCTGATTACGCCATCTGCAAAGTTAACGCGCCGCGAACTTCCTCGCATGTTGTAGTCTATCTGGTCTTGGTCACTAGCTAGGCGCCCCGTTTGCTGACCGAAAAGGATAGTGAATGGCAATCGCCATGATGCGGAATAAGAATTTGCAGCTACCATCCATGTTGGGCTAGGGTCTGCTGGGGCTACAGATAGTGGCGTAACATCAGCGCCAAAGGTGAACATTGCTGCATCAACCGCGCGATTAATGGCGTCAATATCATCATTCAGTTTGTCTCTTAACTCTTCCTTGTTTTTTACCCCGGTGGCTCTGATTAATGAATCGACAGTAACATTTTCGTTATAATTGACGTGCAATTGCCTGCTGGCATTCTTAAGAAATCCCTCAGCAGCACCACCTTGTGCTTTTTGCATATCAATCAGAGAGTTAAATCCCGCCTCTAGTGAGGATACTCCGCAAGCGTGATTATTGTCATATGAACCTTCGGCAAGGATGATAATCCGCGAATGATGAATTTCTCGCGTAACAACTGGCTTCCCTTCTCCGATACTGCCAACCGCAGACTCATTATATGACCACATTAATACTCTGCCGTAATCTTCGCTCGTTTCGTCAGTATCCCATTGAGATGGTTTTAGCTGGTCTTCCCAAGCTGGGATATATCCAGCAATGGCTTTATCTTTTTGCCTTTTCAGCACAGATATATTAACAGGCTGGTCTAATTGCAGGCCGTCACGGAATCGGATTATAACCGCGGAATACTTATTAATTAGATTCTTCTTGTCTGCGTCAATAATTGCCGGGTATGCTTGGCGCATAATTTTATTAACGAGCAATTCCCACGAAGTATTTACTTTACTATCGCTTTCTTCATTTTCGATGATGGTTGGCATTGTTTGCCACGTTTTATCTAAAATTCTGGCTACTGCTGCCTTAGCTGGGGCTTGTCGCTCTTCAGCCCAGCGTAACATGTCGGAAGTTATCTGCTCTGGGTAGCCGAACTGGCACCAAATCCGATCATGCTTCTGGTCAAGGCCGCCGCCGGAGAATGCTACTCTTTCTCTGGCTAAGTTTTCACTGACCCTATTATTAATCTGCAGCTCTAATTTATCCATGATAACGTTGGCTCTGTATGCTCAATATTTGTAATTAGTATATCAGATTACGCATATGGATTTACGTCAGTATAACCTTCTGATTTTTGCTTCAAAACAAAGACGTCGTTGATGCAGTCAAGTAATGTATCTTCATCGCAATTGAATTGCGCCATGATTTGGATGTCTGGGATTTTATTTTGCGCAGCTAAATACATTTCTGTTTTTTGTGCGAAAGTGAATGATTTATATGGGAGTAAATTTAATTTTATTCTTCTGCGGTCTCGTTTTTTTGTCGGTCTATCTGTTGTTATCATAGACATAAGTTAATCCACTAATAATAGAATGATTATTGAAATCTAAACCACTATTAGCGGATTGTAAAGATTAATGCTTATCCTTTAAAATTAACTTGCCTTTAATTATTAAAAAGCACATGCATATACTTCTCTTGCTGTTAGTAATTCATTTGTCAGAGCGTCAACCTTTGTTTTTAATTTCTTATTTTCATCGCTAATCTTTTCATAATCTTCATATGCAACCAGCTCGCCATTGTCACACCTTCCAACACACGGCTCACCAGTATAGACGTCTTTTGACGGAGAGAATCGACGAACGATACCCGTTATCTCTGTCATTTTATTGATTGCCTCTTTGCATGTGGCGCAGTAATAACCATAAATTACGTTATAAGTTGGCCGCTCAAAACATCTTGGACACTTTTTCATGAAAAATAACCATCGCAAACATTGACTACACCACCGGATGCGGTGGAATACATTTTCTTCAATCCGCTTTCTTTCTTCATGCCAGTTATCTCCCTGACGCGCATAATGCCTCCTTTTTTTTGAACTACACAGTGATGGCGCTTTACTTTATTTTTCATAAACTTAGCTTCTTCAATTGCTGCTTGTAAATCGGTAAAAATTGTCATTTATTTAAATCCAAATAAATCTCGGCTTGATTATCCAGCCCAACGAGAGCGACTATACACAAGCAAACTCACATGGTAAAGAGTTATGTTGTGCCTAATTTTGTTGGCGTTCTTGTGCGCTTGTTCTATAATTATTGATAGACACACCAAACCGAGGTGTTAATCGATGAAGATTGTAAATAAGAAGGCATTTATTGAAGCTCAATGCATGTCGTATTTTGCGCTTAATTCGAATTCACTATCAGAAGAGTATTGGCAGGCTGCAATGCAAGCCATGAGAGAGGCATACGGGAAAAAATCAAGAGAAGAATTTGAATATTTGGCATCTACATGGGTTAATCTTTCAGCGGAGCATATAGCAGCACTCAATTTGGTTGTTGAGAATTGCGCCTCTGCAAGCAAAAACAAAGGAGATAATTAATGACAATACATACAGTAATTTTATTAGCTTCGACAAGCACGCTTGGGTGGTTTGCCGGCTATGAGATAGACAATAACCGTTACACGCGCGGGATTATAATTTTACTTTCAATCGCAGGACTTTTTTATGGGCATAAATAACTTTGCATTTGCTGATATGAGCAGGAGAGAGGAGGCTATATCAGCGCAAAAGAATTGGATTTATGAAAGAGCGAGTGAACTGGTTATGGACGGATTCCATCGCGACACTGCGCGAATGAGGGCAATAAAGGAATGGGAGGATGGGCTTGATGATGATGTAGATTTATTTGATGATTATTGAATCAAATATCTTTACGCGTCAGCAGGCAAAGGCTGTCAAAGGCTGTCAATGCCTCCTGTGCTAATATATACAAATACACACGGGAGGTCTCATGTCAACAATATCAAAGCGCATCGCAAAAGATTATGAGTCATTAACTGACGGAACAAAAACGCTGCAATTTCAAGTAATTAGCGGTAACGGCATCGAATTGGCGCATTCAATCGAGAATCCAGCGGCTTCGCTAAGCGGATACAGATTAACCGCAGCGGATATGCTGATTACAATTAGCCCGCCGACAAAGGCTTGGGTAAGAGCTGGAAGCGGTGACTATGCTGACATTATTGTAACGGAGATTCCCGCATGATAACGCTTGAAAATAAAACAATTGGATATGTGTCAAGCGGCGGGTCTGGTTCAATAGGTCCAGCAGGGCCAGCGGGTCCACAAGGTGAGACTGGAGAGCAGGGCATTCAAGGGATTCAAGGGATTCAAGGCCTGAAGGGAGATAAGGGAGACAGTGGCGCCACCTCAGCGAGAAGAAAATCAGAATTACTGTTTACCGGGCTAAGTTTAACTATCGGCCAAACTGCCATAAATCTAATAAATTCAATTAAATCCTTGCCGCATAGCGGGGAATTCCTGCCATTTTTTGACATAACAAATGATAAATTAATAGTTTCCAATGAAAATTCCAGCTTGCATTTTAAGATAAATCTCATTGGCGCATGGGCTGGCGGCAGCTCAAACAGAAGTGTTCAAGTCGATTTTGTTGGAACAATGGGGAATAACTTAGTTTATTCGAGAGATTTGGCCGTTACTGTCGACACCGTATCACTTACCACATTTTTAAGTGTGGACGCTGGCGGAAATTTGGCAGCAAACGGCTCAGCAATTACAATCAAAAGCAATGGCGGTAATTTTGTTGCTAGCACCGTATTTATTGTTGCGGAGCAGATGGTTGCGGTAACGTAGAAATTTAGTTAAGAACCATTTCCGCACCGTTGCCTGTCGCATCAAAGCCAAGTGACTCATAGAATCCCTGTAGTAAATCGGAGTCTGTGTCTTCGTCTTGAGCTTCGCACCACAATTTAATGTCTAGCTCTGGGCGCTCTTTTTTCATGTCAGCAATGGCATCCGTCATCAGCTTGCGAGCAATACCATTACCGCGCTTATCAACTGGTACATAGACTTTAGATATCAGCCAGTAATCAACCTCTGCTGCCAACTCGCCTTCATCGTCGTAAGTCTCTTCACTGTCTACGCCGTAAGTTATGTATTCTTTCATTTTCGTTTCCTTTATCTGTGTCCCGTTTCGATAAAGTAATAATACACAAGGTAACTCACAAAGTAAAGTAGTAAGTAATGATTTAAGTTAATTTTTTTTGGGGGGTGTTTAAAATTTAATGCTTGACACGGCTGGGTATTTCATTAATAGTTAACTTAACATGATTACCTTATCCACCCTGTTTACATTTCCCCGCCCCTTTTGCCTTGGGGCTTTTTTTTATAGCCAGCCATCGCTCGGCCGCTGTGCTGGATACTGATAGTGGATATAGTAGTCGCCCGCATCGTTGGGGTGGTCTCTGTCATTCATCTTGTCAGGCTCCCCATTTTTGTTGTATATCTGCTGCTCCCTTGCGTCAGTGTAAGCCGGGCAAAGAACCGTATTGATAAGATACCTTCGTTCATTTTTTGCATTGCAAAACATGGAGTTAACGCTTGTGATGCGGTCTCTTACTGACGGATTCTTTCTTTTCACCATGACAATGAAACCCGCTTCGCGCAGTAGTGCTAGGTCTGACGTGCTGGCAGAAACCGTTTTCCTTGCACTGCCGCTAGCATCTGGATAGACGTAAATTTGGCAAGTTTCCACATACTCATCATGGCTTATCTCATCCCAAAAGCGCTGCTTTATCAAGCGGATCATCTCCGGCGTGTCATATGCCCCAAGTATCTCTCCTACAGCCCTTGGCTGACCATCACGCTCGACGTGAATGATCGCCGACATCTTGCCGACGTTAAAGTCCATGCCGATGTGGACAGGCTCACGTCCGTCATGTTCGTCATCGCAATGATTTAACTTTCTATCAAATTGTTGATAGACAGTTCCAGAAGTGAGGTTTACGAATTCGCCTTCTAGATATGCGCATATTAGATTTTCTGGGAATTGAGCCCGCATTGTATCAATATAATCTTGCGGTAAATGATAATTGTCTTGCGTCTTTGCTTTTATCAGCCTTTTACTTTCGTCATTTTCCTTTATAAAGATGCGATGCATGGCTCTAAATCCTTCTGGCGTACTAACTATTACCATTTGCCTTACATTCCCATTTCGCAATCTCCCGAGTAATTTTACATAAGCCGCATAAGCAATATCCTCTTTCGCCGTGTCAAACTCATCGCACACGCACCACGCCGCATTAATACCGATTAGCCGCGTGTAGTTCTCCATGCTTCCGCAGATTATCCGCGTCTGTTTCCCATCAATATGGCAATAAAATATTGACTCAACTTTATTGAATTTAAATGGAACGCCAAAAAAGTCTAGCGCAATAATGAGCTCAGGAAACATTACTTGAACAAGCAGCGGAAAGGTTGGTTCAGTAACTATCCCATCAACTCCGGGATTCAGGATGGCAAGATGGACAGCTTTTCGTGCAGCGCTAAAGGTCTTGCCGCCACCAAATCCAGAGCATAGCCCGATGATTTTCGTTGTCGTGTCAGATAGCAGCTCGAACTGGTGGGGTAGTAATTTTAGCGGCCTTATATCTTCACTCATAAGGCCGAAACCGGAGTCAATGTTTTACTTGCTGTCATTTTGAATAACCACGGTGATTGGATTTTGAGTTTTTTCGCCATCATCTTCAGGCTTATCTCTCCACAACTTACTTTGCCGATTCTTTAGCCAGAAAATCATTGACGTCGCATCTGGGGGATAGCGCCTCATTATCGGAGTAATAACCACCTTCCCATCGATGACTTTGACGTCATTCTCAAGATGCTCGTAACCCATCGCCCTGGCATATAAAGATGCCGCCACTTCACCATCGGCGAGAGACTTGCCCTTACTTAAGGCCTCTGAAAACTCAGGGAATTCAAGTTTCCATTCGTATATAGTCGACTCTACAACCTCGAAGTACTCAGCAAGCTGAATATTCGTAAATCCGAGCAGGCAAAGCTTATATGCTTGATGCGCATAATCGGCCTTGTACTTGGTCGGTCTTCCCGTGTCTGGCATAATAAAAACCTCAATTAATCAATTAAGCATTTGTTAATACTAACATAAACAAAAAACCCCCGCACATGGCAGGGGTTGTATATTAGCTATTAAATAAAAAAATACTGGATTAATTTATTTTTCTAGCTTTGTTGGTGCTATTGCTAAGTTATGCGTGTTTTGCATTTAAAAATCACTTTTTAGATTTTTAATGAATTAGGCATTAACGTGAGAATTGATGCATAGCTCACTATTAGCTGCAGTCTCATCCATACCTTTCGCGGCACAAAGACCATAAACTTCCCCGAAATTTAACGCAAGTTTAATGTTTGAAATTAAATATTCGCTGCATAATTTCCTTTTTTCATTATTTTCCTGTTTTTCACATACAAGTCTAACTGAGTCTTTAATACCAAATGCTGATATACTTATCAAATCATTTGCCTTAGCGTTAGCAAAAGACGAACAAATAATCGCACAAGAAAAAAATATTACTTTTTTCATAAAATAAACCCTGTTAAATTAATTTGAGAAAAGGCGCTCATAACGTTTTTTAAGTTTGATTATTTTTTCACAATCTATTTTACTCTCTTCATTCAGTGAATTCTTTTGAATTTCGCAAGCCATAGATGCGCTACCTAATCTTAATGTAATGTTTAACAAAGATAACAAAAACGGCTTGCATGTTTCCTCCTTTTGGGTTGCTTCGCAGATCGCGGAAACGGAGTCCTCTATATCAAGCTGTTCAGTATTTATTTCAGCCATCCCAAGCGAAGAAAAAAGAACCAATGAAGCACATAACATTTTACTTTTCATGATAACCAATCCATCTTGTTTTAATTTCATATAAATTAAATAACAATTATTTTATTTACGATTTATTTGACATTACCAATAAAGTCAAGAATATCAATAGTCTTGTCGCCGTTTTTGCATGTCAGGGATTGCTCGCCTGTTTCTTTATTTTTAGACAGTTCACACATAGATTTAAGAATATTCATGCTTTTAGATATTTGTATTTTTTCATCTTTTTTCATTTTTGTTATTTCCTCGCCATAACAATTTGCCTTTTCCTCATGGTTTTTACATTTCTCCAGTACTGCATCTGGAATTACAACTAGGTTATGTCCTGATGTAGCCATAGAGCCAGAAGATAAAACCATTAACACTGAAGCCAATATTGCTTTTTTCATAATAAAACCCATTTAATTGTTTGATATATTAAAAGTAATAGTTTAATTATTAATTAAACTCACCATTTCTTAACTTTTCGGATAGCTCAATGGCATAATTTGCTGCCAGCAGCATCCACTTCCAATCCTCCTCGTCATAATACATTTGTTCATCTTCAAGACTTGAAACCAAAATATCTATCCCTTGCGCTCTTATCTCGTCAATTGCTTTATTAGTTGCCGGCAATTTGAGGTTAATAAATGAGCTTGCGGAACTTAGTCTGATATCACTAAAGTCATTATCATTTTCTTCATACTCCCTGAGTTCATTGCACAAATCACAATTCAGGCTTTTTAGTATTTCATTCTCACTAACCAGCCTTTGAATCATCGCCAGGGTATCCCCGGCTATTGCGCCACTGACGCCAAGCGCGTTTGCAATGATGGTACATGTATTTAATGCTGCGTCTCGTTCGGCCTTCAGTGTTTCACAATCGGTTATCTCTGACATATTCACCTCTACAAAGTGTGGTTGTTAACTATAGGCCATGCAATGAAACATACCGACGCAGCATAAGCCTCTACATTCAATTCTGGCGCCCAAGCGGTAGGGTAGCCTACCTTAATGTCTTATATCCTCTTACTGGTACCGTAGCGCTCCATTTTGAGCAATCCACGTACTTGGTATGTCGAGATGATTTTATTGTTTAGCTTTACCGCTTACATTTCCTTAAATGATTCGCTTGGGAATCACATCAAATCTTGTGCAAGCCGGTAATTTTCATCTTTTCACTTTCTGCCTTCTGTTTCGATGTGGCTATATTGGTGCATTTCTTTGTTTGTGTCAACACTATCTTGCAATTATTTTACGCCGCATTCAGATTCAGATAACAGTTTGATTTTATTACTTAAATGATGACTTATCCCTAAAATAATCGCAGTGACAAAAAGTATATCTTTTTAAGATGCTGATTTTTAAGTACATTTATAAAATCAATAAAATTATCACCATATAAATCTAAAAAATAACGGATGAAAACAGCAATTATCCCAAAAACGCCAAAATTCGGCTTTTCTGTTTTTCCAATACAATCAATGACTTATCTCAATCACTTATCCCAAAATATGTTAAATTTATGTTAAATGGATAAGTTTTTATGGAAAAAATACAATACAATCAATATCTTGTAAATTACTTATCCATTTATCCCTTATCCCATACACGTACATAATTAATAAAATATAGTTTTCCCTACATAGACACATGAACATAAAAATACTCACTCTGTTGTTCGCTCTATTGTTTATATGTTTGTTTACTAAAAGAGAGAAATAAAAAAATTATTGGGGATATGGAGATAAATGGATAAATACTAGATAATAATAATAATAATTATATATATATCATATACTTATAGTATATGTTACTTATCCATTCCTTATCCATTCCTTATCTATTGCGAGTCAAAATGGATAAGTTGACAGTACATAAGAGGTAAATTACAATTAATTAACTAATTTATGTGTGGGTGATGACTGTATGGGTATTGTGTATAGAAAGGGGAGTTCAATGGGTATTGTGTATAGAAAGGGGAGTTCAATGCGTCTTGTTTATGATGAGATAAAAGATATTCGTGTCAGCGATGTAAAAGTAATGGATGTTGATTGGCTCCGATTCAACTGCATCTCAATTGGGACATTTAGATGTTGCTTGCATCACATCTCAAAGTGTCATGGATTACTTTTTAAAACGAAGAGGGTCGAAAGCGGAAACATCATGATAAAGAGGATCGACTGATGGGTATAACGTCCGTTCACGATCTGTTATCTGATATAAACGTTGAGTATTGGTATGATATAACAAAGCCACCTGGCCTTGCTTGCGAACTAGCGGCTGATATTGGAGCTGGGGAGATTAGAGAGCAGTCGCGACTTCGTGCCATTGCTGCCATCCACGAGTTGATTATTGCTAGCGGAGGTAAAGTAAAGACCCCGTCAGGCATGAAAGGAAACATTCTAACGATTTGCATTGCAGAGTCGGCTGGTGGTAAAGATCGGTCACAAAATCATTTTAAGATGATGACAAGGAACATCGATAAGGGTCGCCATGTCTTCGGAAGAATTGCATCATCAAAAGACATCGGAAGGACATTAATCAATTCTGGTGGGGTTGCTACTTTTGTTATCGATGAGTGTCACAGTTTGTTTGGCATGATGACAAACAAAAGTGGGGCTTCATATCTACAAGAATTAGGCTCTGAAATTCTGTCTGTTTATTCTGACAGATTAAAGAAGTTTTCTGATTTAGATATCATCAATGCAAAGGAAAGTTTAGATAAAGAATTAAAGAAGCTTTATAAAAAAGGCAAAGATAATGGAATTGAGGATAGTGAGATAAAGAGGCAGGAGGCAATTCTTGAGCGAGAAATTTTGCAGCCGATCATGCAGGGCGTAGAAGACCCGATATTTAACATGATGTGTTTTTCAACGCCTGAAAAGTTATCTAATATCATTAGCAAACAACACATTGAAAGCGGATTGATTGGCAGAGCTATTTTTGTTAAGTCTCCTGAGGGAAGAAACAGGAAAATAAAAAATGATTATAAAGGTACTCAAACTGAGTTAATAGAAAAGTTAATTGAGGTGGCAAGAGGGCAACCAAAAATAGCTAGCTATGATAAGGAAGAAACAGCAGAACTTGCTGAGATGTTAGATGGCAGATTTGAGGATTTAAGAAATGATAATAGTGTTGGCGCCGTTATTTCAAGGTCATGGGAGCAAGTAGAAAAGATAGCGACTGCGTTATCACTGGGGAATAAAGGTATTATTACTGAAAAAATGTTGATGTGGTCATTTTGTTTTGTTGTTGAATCTCTTTTAGATGTTGTATCCATGTTGAAAGTGAATGAATCTAAAGAAGAAATTGGCACATTATCTAGATGGAATGAAATAAAAAATAGGATTGAAAATATATTAAGAGGGAAAACAAAAAATGAAAGACTTTCACAATCATCGTTGATCCAGCGTGTTGTTAAAACTAAAAAATTAACAGAAA